TCAAAGACAATGAAGTTGTTAAATATATAGAAACTTGCCCAAAATTGCCTAATGAAATAGTTAACACACTTAATAAGGCTGCTAAACCATGAAGTATATTGTAGTTATTTTAACACTATTACTTACTGGTTGTTCCACAACTGTACCAGTCAAACAAAACTTTCCTAAAGCACCAGACGTATTATTTGTTAAATGTAAAGAATTACAATTAGTAGAACAAAATGCTAGTATTATAGATGCTACTAAAGTAGTAGTTAATAATTATACCGAGTACTATCAATGTAGTACTCAAGTTGATGGTTGGATTGAATGGTATCAAATTCAACAAAAACTTTTTAAGGAATTACAATGACTGAACTAACCATAGATCAACTAAAACAAATAATTCCTAAAAACAAATATCATCAGCACTGGTTTGATGTATTGTCACAGTTATTACCAGATTATGAAATTAATACTCCACAACGTATTGCTAGTTTTTTAGCACAGTGTGCTCACGAGTCTGGAGAATTTGTTTTTATTAAAGAAAACTTAAACTATCGTGCTGCTACCTTACTAAAAGTATTTCCAAAATATTTTCCTGATTTGGCGCTAGCATCACAATATGCTGGCAAACCTGAACACATAGCAAATCGTGTATATGCTAATCGTATGGGCAATGGTAGTGAGGAGTCAGGTGATGGTTATCGTTATTGTGGTCGTGGATTAATTCAAGTTACTGGTCACGATAACTATACTTGGTTTTCTGATTCATTAAATATTACTCCTGAAGAAGCGTCCGAATATATGGAAACTTTTGAAGGTGCCGCACAGTCAGCTTGTTGGTTTTGGGAAACCACTAATTTAAATGCAATGGCAGATCGTGGTGATATTAAAGCCATGACAAAGAGTATTAATGGTGGCTATATTGGTTTAGAAGATCGTATTAGCCACTATGAACATGCACTTCACGTTTTAGGAGTTTAATATGACAGAAACAACAAAACCACTTACACGCAGTGAGCACGAAGCACAAATCAAAGACAAAGCAGGTTGGGTAATTACTGTATTAGCAGCTTTATTAGCAATCAATACTTTAATGGGTGGAGGCAATAGTTCTAAAGTTTTAAATAATACTATAGAAGCTAATAATACTTGGGCATTTTATCAGGCAAAATCTATTAAACAAACACTAGCAGAAATGGCATTAGACGATGCTAAACGTGTGCACGATAACAAAAAAGTTATTGAATTAACTGCTAAAATAGACAGATACGAAAATGAACCTAAAGAAGGCAAAAAAGCATTAATGGTTAAAGCTAAAAGTTTAGAAAGCGATCGTGAAATTGCAAAACAACGCAGTCCTTTTTATACTTATGCAGGTAGTTTATTTCAAATTGCAATTGTACTATTAACTGCAAGTATTTTAGCAGTTAATGATAGGTTATTTAAAGCTAGTGGAGTAGTTGGAATATTTGGAGCCATACTAATGAGCCAAGGAGTTTGGCTATGGTTACCGTTTTAAAATGGATTACCATATTAGGGTTATTAATTACTCTTACCGCATCTAGTCAAGAAAAAGTAGATGAAATTTTAGTTTGTGTTAAGTGGCAATGGACTGGCGATGTTTTTAACAGAAAAGTATATTGCGTAGAATGGATTAAAAAGGATTGTTCTAAACGACTATATAAAGACATATGTAAAGCAGGGGGTTAATTATGGACCCAATTACAATAGGTCTTGCTTTTAGTGCTGCACAAAGTGCTGTAAGTCATATCAAGCAAGCTATAGCACTAGGCAAAGACGTTAATAGTCTTGTAGGGCAATTTAGCAAATTTTTTGAATCATCAGACGCTATTCACAGAGCCAGAACTCAGCAAAAAGCCAAAGCACAAATGCTTGGTAAAACAGATGCAGAATTAGGCAAAGAAGCATTACAAATTGCTATGCATAGTGATGCGCTTCGTGAACAAGAGCGCGAATTAAAAGACATGATTATTTGGCAGATGGGCAAACCGCAAATCTGGGAACAAATGATTAAAGAACGTACTAGGTTATTTAAAGAACGTGCAGAAGCAGAACGTGCAGAAAAAGAAAGACAACTAGCGCACAAAAAGAAAATGGCAGATATGTTTATGTTTGCTATGTATTTTATTGCAGGTAGTGTAATTTTATTTTGTATTGTAGTTGGTGGTATTGCTGTATACGGTGCTATGGAAGAAAAGAAAGCTTATGAAGCAAAAGTTATTGAACGACAGTTAACTTTACGTCGTCAGCAAAAAGAACGTGAGACAGCCGAAAAGAAAGAGTTGGCTGATTATACTAAAAATTAGTAAAGGCAACTATGGGCTTTAATATAATTATTACTTTTAATGATTTACTATTTTTATTATGTATGATACCTTTAATTGCAATATTTTGCGTTATGTTTAAAGATTGGGTAAACGACAAAGACCGATATAAGTAGGAGTGTTATGGATCCAATCACACTGTTTGCACTTGCTAATGGGGCTGTATCTGCTGTTAAAGCTGGTTGCCAACTATACAAAGATATTAAAGGTGCTGCAGGAGATATTAAAGGTGTTCTTAAAGATTTAGATGAACAATTTCATAATAATCATAAAGATAAACCTGCTACTGTAACACAACGTAATACATATATAGAAGAAAAAAATCGTGTAATAGATTTAAATAAAAAACAAGGTGAAACAGCTGGTATCTATACAGAAATTGGCACTCATCTTGGTGCATATTATGATAATTTAAATAAGTGCATGGCAATATTTGCCGAAGAAGAACGTCGCAGTAAGACACAAGTATATACAGGAGATGACAGTTTAGGTAAACGTGCACTACAACGTGTTTTAATGAAAAAACAGTTGGAACAAATGGGTACTGAACTGCGTGAACTGATGGTCTATCAAAGCCCACCTGAGTTGGGTGCACTATATACTGAAGTAGAAGAAATGATGAAGGTAATGGGTAAAGAACAAAAAGTTCTTATATCTATACAAATGCAAAAAGACGCAATACAACAGCGTAGACGTGCAGCCCGTATGAAACATCTTAGAGACGAATTTATAATAGGTGTAATAGTCGTTATAATAATATTTGCTGTGGGCGGAATGATGATGTGGGTGGCCTACGATCGTCAACAAAAGTATCCACAATATGGTACTGGAATATTTCCTAGAAGCCCCGATAAACGGGAAGAAAAATATATTTACATAGGTAGGTGACCATGGCAGCAGAAGAATATTCTAAACTAAGTGATAGTGAAAAGAAAAAAGAAGATTGGATGAATTCAAAGTGGCGTCCAATGATGGGTTGGATTTATATGTTAACTTGTATAACTGACTTTATTATATTTCCAGTATTATGGAGTATTTTACAAGCAGCAATGAAACAACCTATTACTCCTTGGCAACCTATTACACTACAAGGTGCAGGATTATTTCACTTGTCTATGGGTGCTATCATTGGTGTAGCAGCTTTTGGTCGTACACAAGAAAAATTAGCTGGAGCGCAAAATGGCGGTGCAACGATTTCAACAACAGGATTTACGACAGGGGCAACAACACCTAGCGTACTTCAAGCAACACGAGTACCGTCACCAACAATCCCAGGCGGGTTTAATGGTACAAGTGCCAGTGATTTTAATCAACCACAGGTTAGAGCAGGATTTGGTGGAAAACTCGCACCAGAACAACCGCCTTATCCACAATTATAATGGTATTTAAAAATGGCAACAACAAAATCAACAATTAGTCCTCAACTATCAGAACGAGTGGCTATAGTAGAAACTAAAGTAGACTCTATGATTGTTTGCATAGACGAAATAAAAGTAAATATTCGTGATATGCACGACTGTTTAGACAAAACTAGAGAAACTGTACTAGACGAATTAAAAATCATGAATAGTCTTAGTACTGAACAACATGAAAAATTAACTAATAAAGTAAGCGAATTAGAAAAATTTAAAACTAAAGGTACTTACTTAATTATGGGTGCAATAGCAGCACTTGGGTGGGCGGCAGGTCATACTACAGCTCTTGGTCTTTTTAAATAACAGGAAACTATATGAAAAAATTATTTTGGACAAGCTTGATTGTTCTTGGGTTTACTACTAGTGTATATGCATCAGAAACTAAAAAAGTTTGTCATGATGAGACTAAAAATGGCAAAATTGTTAAAGTGTGTAAGCAAGTCAAACAACATAAAAAACTGGAAACAGAAACCAAATCAGATAAAAAGTAATATTCATTAACAAATTCCTGTGGTTTGTTAATGCAAACCACCATTATTATCCTATCTAAGGAAATTTATGACAAGTGGTAAAAGAGCAAGACGTATTGACAATGTAGTTCAATTAAAAACAAATCCTGTAGCTTATGGATTTCAAGAAATTAAACCTCTCAACTTTATTCAAGCTGAATATTTAAGAGCTATTCAGTCAAATCAAGTTGTATTTGGAGTAGGTAGTGCAGGTACTGGTAAAACATATATTGCTGCTACTTATGCTGCTGGAGAGTTATTTCACAAACGAATACAAAAAATTATTCTTACTCGGCCTAATGTTGAAACTGGACGTGGACTTGGATTTTTACCAGGTACATTGGAAGAAAAGTATGCGCCTTATTTAGAACCTTTTGATAACGTATTCTCACGCAGCCTTGGAAAAGGTTTTTATGAATACGCACTAAAGTCAAAAGATATTGAACCAAAACCACTGGGATTTATGCGTGGTTCTACTTTTGATGATTGCATTGTTTTATTAGATGAAGCACAAAATGCTACTCGAGATGAAATGAAAATGTTGTTATCACGCATTGGTAAAAATTGTAAAATGATTATTAGTGGCGATGTAGATCAAAGTGATATTCCTGAATCGGGATTATCTGATGCTGTTAATAGATTAGACAGAATTCCTGGAATTGAAGTAGTAAGGTTCCTGGACGAAGATATTGTACGCAGTAAAATGTGTAAACAAATTATTTTAGCTTATAGAGATTAATTATGGCAGAAATGTATAAACCTACAGAGGGTATGGCTAGTGCGGCTCGTCGTGCACTACAATGGCATGCAGACGGTAAACCTGGTGGTACTATGGTTGGTTTAGCAAGAGCCAATCAATTAAAAAACAGTGAAAATTTATCTGCTAGTACTGTACTAAGAATGTTTTCATTTTTTAGTCGTCACGAAGTAGATAAACGTGCTACTGGATTTAACAGTGGTGAAGAAGGTTTTCCAAGTAAAGGCAGAGTAGCTTGGGATTTATGGGGTGGTGATGGCGGATTTAGTTGGAGTCGTGAAAAACGTGATCATATTATGAATACACGTAAAGACTATGATGTAATACAATATACAGCTACCTTTTTATCAAGTAGTGATGACTAAAAGAAAAAAGCCCCTATAGAGCAATCTATAGGGGCTTTTTTTATTTATATTTTGTTGGACTATTTGCTCGTCTTTTTACAGACTTTTTGTATCTACCATACCAGTCAGTACTATATGAGCTTAATTCATAAATATGTTGCATTTCTTGTCGATCTACCAAATGATTAACTATTTTTACAGGTCTTTCTGTAATAGGAATTAGTTGCATAATTGGAGTACCTGCATTTAAATGAATGATTCTGTCACTAGCAGCAATAAACATATTACAATGTGCACCATTTTGGTCTCTATAATTTAACAGTCCTGATGGAACTGTAAAATTATGCATATTTTCTATATTATTCCATACAGGATGACATAGTTCAAATTGAACGCCAGTTTTTTCTCTAATTGCCCACGGAACCATTAATTTTGCATGAATTGAGTTTTCAAACTCATGTGAGTTAAACTGATTACGATCATGAAAACTAACACTAGTTTCTGTTTCCGCTGCACAAATATAAGTAAAGTTTCTGTTCTCAATCTTAATTATAATATCTGACCATAGTGGAATATTAATTGCTTTTTTATATAAGTCAATTAAACCATCACAACGTTTAAGTGTTGGTGATGGTCTTGGCACACCCCAAGTTTTTTGAGGATCTCCAGTTATAAGTCCAGGCATTTGTTTCCACCACTCTGGATAGCTTTCTTTAGCTGGAACAATAGGGAATTGCTCATAAATAGTACTATTAGCAATATATGCATCTAGTACTATAGGTCGTAACCTAGAGATAATATCAAACATCTGTGGTTTCCTTATCTTCAGGTAATTGTGCTTGTGCTTGTTTTAAGATTTTTTGAGTAAGTGGATTAGCAGTTTTAGCAGGTAACTCTTGGAGTCCTGCTAAAACTGTATTTGCTTCTTCTACCGTTATTTCTAAGGTAATAATTTTATCTTTTTCTGTCATTTTATTGGACAAGCTCCTGTTGTACAGTCATCGCCAATAATTTCATCAAAACTATTAGCATTATCAATTGATACAGGTTTTAAGCTATGAACATAGTTTCTGTAAGTTTGTTCGTCTACTACTTCTTGTGGAAGGTATAAATAGCCTAAATCTTTAGCTGTTTTTGTAGGGTCGGTGCGGTAAATAAAACTAACACCAACATAACAATCCCAATTATCTAACAACCAGTCAATAATTGCAGGTACTTCACTAGGATCATAACTAATTGTTACACTAGTATTTTGTTGTGTCCAACTAGTCTGAATCAATTTATACTTCTCTAATTGATCAATAGCACTATCTAAGTTTACTTCTTTTCCATTTTGTTTGTGGAACGGAACATCTGCCCACTCTACAGGAAAAGTAACTAAAACCCCACTAGGATCAGTAGGATGATTAATTACGTTGTAATTAGCTTCACGAAGTACTTCAACGACAGGATCGAATCTGCTAAATTGTACGTTATTGAATATGTACTTGCCCAAGGGTTTGTGTACGCCTTCGGTTGTGTCCATGATTTTTGACAATGTGCCGCTGGGTTTGATACAAGTAATGTTTTTAGGTCTTGGTAGTCCCAATTCTTCAGCCATGCCGATTGCGGCTGCTGTTGCAGTACGTTTAAGGTATTCATAATCATATCCAGTCATATCAGGACGTTTAGCAATGCCGGTGAGTCCGACTCCACATAAACGCAAGAAATAATTGTTGAGGTGCCAGGATTCTTGGAGAATACCGTCTTGTAGATCAACACACGTTTGTCTGTAATTTGCTCTAGCCGCCAATCTGATAGCTGTATGAAGGCCTGCGGTGTCACCTTTAAACTTGGCAATATCCGTTTCCGTGAGGTTACAGAAACTTTTATTTCCGAGCAAGATCTCGACACATGGATTTGCTCCCTTAAACCAAGGTGCTCTGCGTAAGGCTTCAACTTCATTAATAAATCCAGGCTCCGAACCGCCTGCCTCCAACATTAAACCAAAAATTTTCTCAAGATCTTGTTTAAGGGGTTTTTCCTTAAATACGAGTGAGTTGTTAGACTGTTGACGGTGTGAATTGTTGTATAACCACCAATCTTTTTTGGCTGTAGCAAATTCTTCCCACTCTGGCTGACCATAGTCAAAAAGTGCGATTTCCGCACTGCGTCTACTAGATAGGATAGTGCCGAGATGGTTAACAATGTCAAGAATATCCATCCTAGTGAGTAGGCTGTCAGCTCTACCATTAAGTATAGTTGCGATAGCGACATAGGCTGTACTAATTGCACTATCGCCGCTTGAGATCCATCCATAACCTTTTAACCTTTCACCTGCAGGACGAAGCTGACTAAAATCGAGAACAAGGGTATCAGCAGCATACTTACCAGCAATGAGTTTACCGATAGATTTTGCCCAAGCTTCGGCGCTATCTCCAACTTGAAGCGTCCAAGTTTTTGTTTCTTCGTCAAATGTTTCTGTGTTATACTCATTTCCACCTTTAGCAGTACGAGTACTGCGAACTACTTTAATATCATCAATAGGTTTACTAAATCCATTTAGTGTACCTACAATAGGTTTAAATCCAACTCCGCAACCTTGCAGCAATAACCATAATACATCTACTACATCATATACAGTTTCTACATGAGTAAAGCTACAATTAAATTGTGATGCTTCACGGGTCTTAGCTACATTAGTGCCGCCAAGCCATAGTGTACGACCACTCATTGCTACTTTACGATCTAACATTAGCTGTTCTAAGTCGTAAAGTTCTGCAAATTCTAAATCATTTAAGTCACGACCTACTGCTCGTTCCCACAACCATTGTTGATGATCAATAACTCGGGCTACTGTTTCTTGCCATGTTTCAAATTGTTTTCCGTCGTCTGAAGTTGGACGATTATATGTACGACGTGTAATTACTTGTGCTCTTGTGCTGACCATGATTTCCTTTATGTTCCTGTTGAACCGAAGCCTCCTGTGCCTCGGGTAGAATCGTTCCAAATATCCTTAAAATCAACTAATTCGATGGGTTGAATAACCAGTTGAGCAATACGCTCACCAGGCACAATTTTATAAGGGTCTTCGGAAATATTTTTTAACAAAACTTTGATAGTTCCACGATAATCCGTATCAATAACGCCTACGCTGTGAGGGATAACAATTCCCTTTTTTCCTTGACTAGATCTGTTATACACAAAGCCTGCAAAGCCTCGTGGAATTTTGATGGCTATACCAGTATCAATAAGTTTTTGTTCATTTGGATAAATATCAATTTCTTGGGTGTTGTCCTCAAACCACGCAAACAGGTCAGCGCCTGCATCTGTCGGGTGAGCACGCTTAGGTAATTGAGCACCTGTATTTACTAAACACTCTAGTGTTCTTTTAGTTTCTATAAAGTATTGGCTACTGCCACTATTAGTTATCATTGTATTTGCGTTCATTTTAAATAGTTTTCCAAAATTTCATCAATTTGTTTGCAATTTTCTACACCAATAGCATCTTCGCTATAAGTGACTAAATCCATAAGTTTATAATTTAGTGCTAGTTGATCTTTGCATTTATTAAGCGCTTCAATATATTTATACTTTCCGCTAATAGGAATACTAGCGATAATATCCCAAGTGCTGCCATATTCACTAATAAGACCAACAGCACGTTTGGGGCCAATGCCAGGAACACCAGCCACATTATCACCACTATCCCCAGTAAGACATTTAATACTGATATAGTCTTCGGGTTCAAAATCATAGTGTTCATTCCAGTTGTCAATTGTAGTCTCCTTGCGAGTAACATAGCTAAAGCGCGATACTGTTGGACTTACTAGTAAATCCCAATCTTTATCACTAGACACCAGCCAAATATTATCAACGGGTAATTTTTTAGCAACAATGTACGCAGCAATATCATCAGCCTCAACACCTTGAAAACGAACAACAGGATAATCTGTTGAGTTTTGAATATGCTCTAGTGTTTTAGTAAAATCCTCAAAAAACAATTCAAACTGTGCTTTTTC